TAGTCAGTAACAGCGAGAAAATCGCCATAAACGGGCGCAGAAACGCCCGAAGGAAGATCACCCGTCAAATTGAAACGCTTAACGATGGTATTGATATCCGATTCCTCCCGAAATTGTTGCTGCGCAAGAGAAGGGTCGGAACACATCAAACCAGATTCATCTGAAGCCGTTTCACGATCATAATTGAACGGGGTACGAAGAAATGGATTTAGCATAATAGTCCTCATTTTTCAAACATACGTTTAGCGCGGCCAGCTTGGCCCGCGCCAGTAATAAAACGGGATGCGGTATCAATCCCGTAATCAGTATAAGGCTTAGCCTTACCGGCAGGAGAAGCCCAAAAAGCCGCCTGAGACACAGCCTCCGGAACCTCCAAACCTAGCAACTTAGCCTTAGTCGCCAATATAGACGCCTCATTAGCAACATTCTGGGGAACCCAGTTGTACTCATTAGAAGCGCGATACCCGCGAGTATGAGCCTCAACGGCGCCCCATTCAGCAGATTTAGTTTCATAACCGAGCTTTTCAAACCTACGTTGAAAAGCCGTCATTTCCTGACGAATCTGATCAGCATTAGCCTGAGATTGAGCAGCAGAAGAAACAACCGCCTGCGGTTGTTGAAGCTTAACCAGCGTATCGGCATCCGTATTACGAGCCTGGGCAGCCAAAAGCTTATTTTGCGCTACCACATTAGCAGAAGTAAGAGCAGCAGAAGCACCTTGTATCGCAGCAGCGCCCTTGTTACCCATAACGGCCGTTGAACCGGCCGGAGTAGAAGCACCACCTTGTTGGTACGCAAGCATAGGATTTAATCCAGCCGCCGCCATATCCTTCACCGCACGTTGATAACTGGTGTTAGACATGCGCTCTTGAAAATCCATCTGAGCTTGCGTCATTGCCCTATTAGCGGAATTTGCCTCCTCCTGTCCGGAGGAAGCAAACAAACCGCCAATAATAGGCGCAGCGACAGAAGCAAGAAGGTCAAACATGATCAAAAATGGTCAATAAGACCGGGAACCGAGAACATAGGCATCGGTCTGGCCATCTTGACATCAAACAAACCATCAAACAACAGCTGCTGACCGTTAGCCGCAGAACCTACCGCGACAACCCGCGAAACAGGGGGCGTGTCTTGGATGAAAGTGGAATTGAGCGTTGGCAATGATGTGAACTTTTGAGCCAAATGCCATGGATCAATAGTGCCAGCCGCAGTAGACCTAAACAAACCGGTGATTTTAGATTGACCGTAACGATACTCACCCCATCGCTCCTGGTAACCGAATACGTTGGTGTCATTAGCCGAGCCATCGCAATAGATCTCCTTATTAAGAATCGCCTGTTCGCCAAGCATAGCGAACGCCGGAAAATAAAAATCGTATCGAGTAGAACGAGACCACATCTTATGTAGACCCTGCTGATACGTCAAATCCGCACGACACGCAACGATACCAATAATCATCCCATGCTCAGTAGCCGAGTAAGTAAATCCGTGCTTAGAGGCAACGTAAGTACCCATTGCAGCAAGATTACCCATAGGAGTAGAGCCACCAGTAACATTGGTAGCTGAAGTCTGAGCGATAGGCGAGATGTTAATTGGAGTAGAACCACCACCAAGATACTCTGGACGCTGAAGACGCATATCAGGAGAAACAACGCCAAAATGCGCACGAACAATCTCCGTGTAACGAGTACCGCCACGAGCATCACGCTCGAGAAGTTTCTGAATCTGAAACGACTGACGAAGTTGATTAATCGTAGCCGCAGTAGCAGCGGAAAGATCAGCATACAAACCGGAATTGCCCATCGCCTGCGTCACGACACCTAAGTCCTTAGGCCCGGGACGGGTGCCAGTACCATGAGCACCGCCTAGCGTCTGATTGTAAGCACCGGGGAACGCCTGAAAATTAAATCCACCATCAGAATACAAACCGTACGTATTAGTACCCTCGGTAAGACCGAGCGATTTACCATCGCCATAGACCGGCGCGGAAGTACCCAACGGAAGCGTTACCGCGGTTCCTCCCTTTTGGGGCCACGGGAGTGCGCTGGTAAAGTAATCCTTGCGCTTACCACGCCTCTGCAAAGTGTAATTAGAAACAGTATCCGGCCCATCACCTGTATCAACGGTGAGAGAATTCTGGAGATTTTCATCACGGAACCATTCATTCCAAATTAAATTGTAAGCACGAGCAAATAACGCCGAATGCGAAACAGTAGCAGCGCCACCAACTTGACCAGCAGTAGGTAAACCCATGTAGTCCTGCAGGCTACCAACAGCATAACCACCCGCAGGAGATACCTGCTGAGGAATAGTGTACGAAATGGAATCACCGGGATTCGCTTGCTCACCCATGAACTTCTTCCAATTCGACCAAACCAAACGATTAGGAACAAAAAAGAAAAAAGAATCGAGGTGAAGATTATCGACAACCGGAAAAATGGGCGTAGCCAAACGACCGAAAGCGGTCATATTAAGATGCACAGTATCACCCGGAAGAACCTCGTCCACATAGACGGGGACGAGATAACCCGCATCAAAAGCCGTCTTATGTGTCATCTGACGATTGAAAGACGAACGCGGAATATCCGAATTCGGAATCATCGCAAATTGATGTTGTGAAGCAGACTTATTGCGAAACATTTAAACCTCCTTAGGAGTAACGGCCTGAACGCCTTTAAGCAACAAACGAGGCTGCGCCTCACAGATAAATTCCCCATTGGAATCATCAAAGACACCAACCACATACAAATCAAAATCCGCCGGATGTTTGCCCAACTCATTATCCGCACCAGCACGATTTACCTCATCGGTAAAACTACGAATAGCAGTCCCTTCAGTCTGAGTAAAAACGGGACGCGAAAAACAAGCAGCAGCACGGTCATGGATAGAAACGATAACTTGCTTCATGAGAAATTCCTTTTTTTAAGAGTATTTAAACGAGCTTTTGCAACCGTTTCCTTAACGGCCAAACGCTCTGGAGTGTTATCTAAACGAGCTTCATAAGCAGCAATCTCCCGATCACCTTTTAGGTTATCAAAAGCAAGCGGGTCAATTTTGTCAAACCGCTTATCGTAGTATCGGGGAGGCTTAGCCTTACTACCATTAACGACCACGTAATCATGCGGATAAATATCAGACATATACTTATCCACAAACAAACCACCGATGCCTGGCTTAAGAGACATACGGTTAAACTCCGGCGTGATCTGGTAAACCTCGCCGGTATCAGGATCAACTTTTGTGTAGTGATCCTCAGCCGCTTCGCCGGTCATTTTTTTCATGACATAACGAGCGGTATATGCAGCAGTCTCGAAATTCATCTCTGCAATAGTCGAATGGCCAAATGGCCATAAAACCTCAAGAGTAGGAGACCGATAAAGCTTGTAACCGTTACGATTGCTCCAGACCTTACGGTCAGCAGCAAAATCCACGCCGAATAAACAGGCGTGAAAATGGGGACGATCAAGTAATTCCCCATACTCCCCACACATGTAGAAACGTACACCCTTACCAAACTGTTTGCGTAAACGTTTCATGAAACGTTGGAAGTCGGGGTAATGGAGACTGTTGCGTTCAGGAAGATGCTCAGAACTATAAGTAAGAGTAACGAAACAATTAGCAGCATGACTCTTTGCTTCATGGACGCATCGCGTCGCCCATTGTCGGCTCCGCTCCAAGCGACAGCCAACACAACGGCCACAAGGCAGATCAAGACGACGACCGTCACGGGCTTTATTCTCCGAGAAGACTATAGAACCATCTGGACATTGCCACGCCTCAAGAGGGTGATAGCAAGGCACATCACAGACGCCAGCCACCACGCTGAGGAGTCAGCGAGAGATTTACCTTTTTAGTACGGCCTACATTCTTGCGAAACTTAGAAGCAGACTTGTATTTAGAAACAGCCTTACGCTTAACGAACATGATGAACTCCTTAGTCGGTTGGTGTCACCTAGCACACTTACATCAAGTAGAGGTCGTGTGCTAGGCATATCCTAGACGGTCATTTTGAACCCGTCAAGTCTTTAGGGGCTCCGCCCCTCCTTCGCTTACGCTCACCCCCGGGCCTGCGGCCCCCGCTTTCGCGGGACCCCCTGCGTCAGCAGGAAGGGAAGGCGCGAACGCCAAACCGAGAGAAACCGCTTCAGCGCGGTTTTTATCATCGGAACAGAAATCAACAAACGCTCCAGCATCGTTATTAAACCGAGCCCGAATATGGGCCGGAAGAGCCATAAAAGCGCCATCAGCGGCAATAACCGCATTAAGGGCAGTATGGTAGTCAGTAACAGCGAGAAAATCGCCATAAACGGGCGCAGAAACGCCCGAAGGAA